TCGTATTGGGACTGACGATGTACTGAATGCCGTTGAAGAACAGCGGCGAGCCGGCGGCGACGTTGTTCACCATCACGTAGTCGCCAGCGACCACGCCGCCGGGGACGTTATCCACGGTGATCTGGTTGCCGGTGCCGATACCGTTCTTCGGCGCGTCGACCACGACCGCGGAGCCGCGGAGTTGGTAATTGCCGTCGCCGGACATGAACTGCACGGTGTCCTGGATGTCGATGAGGCGCGAGCCGAAGGGGCTTGTGGCCAGGGAAATGGGGTTAGCGCCGCCGCCGGCATAGGTTGCCGAAACGGTCGCAATCTGGCCGGTGTTAAAACCCTGGAGCGATTGGTTGCGCTTTTTGGGCATCTTCGTGTGGGCGTCGGCGACCAGCTTGTCAACGGGGTTGACTGCGATAACAGTCTTGCCGGACGAGCCGATGCGCTTCTGGAGGTCGGTAGCGGTGATGGCGAGCAGGATCTCGACGGGGGTCATGATGCCCTCGTTGTAGGCGCCACCGGTGCCGGTCGGGTAGTTGCCGCCATCGGTCGAGCCGGCGCCGAAGCTGCCACCGTACTCGTACTGCAGCATGACGCGGAACTCTTGGAGGCTGGTGATGGTCTGCGGACCCATGGTCGAGAACCGGCGGTCAAGCTCCGATTCCATGTTCTCGATGACTTCCTTGGGCGGCGTATAGGTCTGCAGCATGATTACGGAATCAGCGGCTGCCGTAGTGAAATTGGGGGCTGCCATGCGAATACACTCCTTGGCGCGATCCTGATGGGGACCTGGCGCGGTGTTCTAGGTTGGGAGTGGAGTCGCGCTCACGCTGAAAAACGGGAGCGGTTTACTTTTGCGCTGAGGAGCGATTTTTCCAGCGGCGCTCTCTTTTCTCCTGCGCTGTCGACGGCAGCGGTGTACGTCGATGGAAGAGATGCCGGTACTCTTTTCGTCCTCGGTGATTCTAAAATGTGCCCGGCTTCACACCGGGCTTGGCAGGTTTAAGGTCCGGACTGCTGGCCGACTTCGCATCATTTGCGCGTGAGCAATTCCCTCTGCCGCGCAAACAGAAGCGACATGCGCTCCGATTGGTCCATAGTATTCCAGTCTTTTCGTTCTTTGGCAAGTCCTGCTTCGGCCTGCTTCCATGCCTCGTCGGACGTCAACGTGTGCGGCCGCGGGGGTCCTCCCTGCACAGGTTCGCGGCTTGCAGTGGGCGCTACATCGACAGTTGCGCCCTCGGCGGCTGCCTGCACACCGGCCCCGTACTTGCGAACCAACTTGGTAACGATTCTGTTGAGGAGGCTCTTGCCGGTCTCGTCTTTGGTCTGGAGGATGGCGTCGAAGGATTTGACGCGCTCCTGCATATTTTCGGGGGTCGGCCGCGCGAGATACTGCCACTCGAGGTCGAGTTGCTGCTTGAACAGGTAGGGGTCGGCTTTGATGAACTGCTCGATCTCATTTCCGACCGCATTCTTAAACGCGCTAACATTGGTCCCCGGCATCTTCGCTTCAAGTTGCCAATCCGGGATGACTGCGCCAGCTTTGCGCAGCGCGTCCACAATCTTGTCGACTTGCTCAAAGGTGCGTTTGCCTGCGTCGGCAAAGAACTTCTGCGTACCCTCAGTGCGCGTCTTTTCGCGGGACTGCTTTCCGGCACCGGCGGTCGTGGCCGCGTTTGCGGCTTCGATCCTCTTTGCCTCATCGAGCCGCGCCTGGACTTCCCTGCGCGCGTCCTCGGGGAGGTGCGATAGGTCTGGGTCCGCCTTCGGTTCATTCGACGGATGCAGGTCCTTCTGGATGATCGAGAGCGCCAGCTTCATGTCGCTGTCAGCTTCGCGCTCGGCATCGCTCCCGTACTTGTTGGCGGTGATCCTGGCATCAATCTCGGCCAGCGTGTTCTCGGCGTAGCGGTCGATCCACCGCTCGGCATAGCGGTAGCCATCGTCCACGTACTGCGGCGAACCGTCGGCGTCAAGAACTGGCTTTCCGTCTGCCCCCCTGACCTGAAACCGCTCCATCTGCATGTCGATCGCTTCATCGATCTGCTTCGGAGTCTCCGCTGTCTGGATCTTCGAAACGACGGTGGTAAGCCAGTTCGCTTCTCCCTTGGCAAAATTAGCCGATGCGGCGGTCGGAAAGATACCACGAAACTGCGACAATTCAGCGTGCTCGCGCGCCAGTTTGAATACCGCGCCCTTGAATTCCTTGTCGCCATCGAGAAATGCCTGGCGTTCGGGGTTGTTCTTGATGAGGTCATTGAGGGCTTGGGGGGTGAGGGCCGTTTCCTCGGCGAGGGAAAACTCCTCGGCGTCGGCTCCCGCTTCGGCTGGCGGCGCTTGCTCCTCGCCGGGCTTGGCTTCTGCTGCTGGCGCTTCCTCGGCCGGCTTGGCGGCGTCCGGAGCGCCCTCTGCGGGAGCCTCAGAACCGGCCCACGGCGATTCGTCCGTGATTTCAACTTCCGGGTGCTCGGCCCTGAATGCGGCCAGGTCCTGCCGATATTGAACCTCGGCCTGGTAGGACTCCACCGCGTCATGGAATTGGCCGGGATCGAGTTTGGCTGGGGGCTGTGGCCCTTGAGGCGGGGCGCCCGCTGCTGGTGCTGCCCCTGGTGAGACAGGAGGCGCAGCGGGCGCGGAAGCGGCAGGAGGTGGTGCCGCAGGCGGGGTTGAGGCAGCAGGAGGCGCCGGCGGTGGTGCTGCTGGCGCGGCTGCTGCGGGAGGCGGTGCTACGGGCGTCGTTGCCATGGGTAAAACTCCTTAGTCTGCGAGAACTTGTCCCGTCAGGTTGAATACAAAATGAATAATCCGCGCATCGTTTGCGCGATCACTTTTACAGCGCGTGCGGCGAATTCGGATCGTCGGGCTCGACGGCGCCCTGTGCCTCATCCAACTTTTCGGGCGCGGTGGGCTGTACGGGCTCCTCGCCTTCCTTGAACGGCACAAACGGCTTGAGCGGCTGGCCGTCCGAGCCGAGCGGCCCGACACCGTAGGAACCCGGGTAATCGGTTCCATCGCTGGTCTGCGTCCAATGGTCCGCGCCGTCTCCGTAGCGGCCGGTGCCGGAGCCATCCGCCAGCGGTGGCATGAGAGATATGCCGGTCGCCTTCTCATAGGCCACGGGGTCCTGGTGGGCCATGTTAGCCAGCCGCGAGGCCTTATCCGCGTCGTTCTCGTCTTTCTGCTGCGGCAGACCGTGGATGCCGGGAAGGGCTTCATCTGCGACATTGACCGCGGGCGGTTTCTCGCCAGCGATCACCGCGGCGCTATGGGCTTGAAGTTCCGCCGGCGGGACCACAGGATTTAGCCATCCGTAGGCCGATCCCTTTGCGAGCGGGAGTACAGCCAGTTCAATGCTGCCCACCTTGCGCGTCGCGCCGGCCAGCACCAGTCCGGGGCCTGTCGCCGGATCTGCGTAGAGCAGGGAGAGGACCTCGCGTCCGTCTGCCTGGAGTTGAGACTTGATCACGATAGCGGGCACGAGCACGCCACCCTTCGAGAGGATCACTTGGTCGTTGAACTGTTTTTGCATGCGTTTCTCCTTATTTTCCCATTACGGTTTCTACCGTGTCGATCAACTTATCCGCCGCGGCAACCGGGGGCTGCGAGAGCTTCGGTGTCGTAATTGGAACCTGTGCTGCCCTGTGCAGCATGTCGGCCGCGTCGGATGCCTGTCCGAGCAATTTTGCTTCCATCGCCTGAATTGCCGGGTTCGGCGTCGGCGGAGGCGGTTGCCCCTCTTTGGCTGCCTGCATCTTGAGTTTATTCATATAGCCCTGGACCTGAGACTGGTATTCGAGAGCAAGCTTCTTGTACGCGATGACGTTTTGCCAGCCGAGTGGATTTTGCCCCTTTACGTCGTCGTTTTCGCGGCAGAACTGCTCGACCGTCGGAAGCAAAATCGTATAGTCCTCCACCCATTTGTCGGGCGCGATCGAGGGCATGAATACGGGCGTTCCGTCGGCCGGATCGATAGCCTGATTGCCATCCGGCCCGATCTTCTTTACTGGCGGACTCTGTAGCAAACGACGAATGTCCTGGAGGGTCTTCGAACGCTGCGCGGATCCCGGAGAAATCGATCCAGGCAAACCCCAATAATCATTGAGCAGTTGCTGATTTGAAACCTCGTCGAGCCACGCGAGCGCCGCCGGATTCTGTTTCTCGGCCATCTCCATAAGATTTTCGCACCACTGGCGCTTTTGCTCTGGCGACATCGGCAGGCCTTCGTCGGTCGACGCCTTCACCCTCACGCGGCCCTGCATCTCGTCGAGGTGCACGTAATTCTGCCGGAAGGGAGAGCCGTTCTCCTGGATCACGCGCCAGAGCGAGCCTGTGTACTTCATGTTCGCCTGCAAACACTCGATGGCATTTTGGCCGGCCGTCGCATGCTCTTCCTTCATGGCGTCGTAGATGTCGCCGAGCGGACCCATTGCCTGATCTAGCATTTGCTTTTGGCCCTTGCCTGTCTCGACGCCCGGCGTCGTGCCGGTTCCGGAGACCTGCGGAGGAATGCCGGAGATGATCTGGCAATAGTTCCAGAGCCGGTCGAGGTAATTGACCAGGCCGGGGTCCATCTCGAAAGAGAAGTGATAAACGGCGTTCGAAAGCGGCTGCTGGACGCCTTCGCCGACAGACGGCGTTGGATTGAGCACGGCTCCGGTGAGGGGCTTTCCGCTCATCTCACGCATGTCGATGCGCCGCGGATCGACCAGGGTAATGCCGGTAGAGCACCGCTCCATATAGTCGTCGAGAATGTTCGAAATATTGTTGAACCGCTCATTGAACGGCACAACATTGTCGGCGACGCTGGGCGGGTAGAGGCCGTAGCCCTTGTGAAGTTTGCAGACCGACCACTCTTTTGCGAGTACCGCGTTCTCGGTGTTCAGCACCTTCTGGCCGTACATGCTGACCTTCATCCCGTAGGGATAAAGTCCTTTGAGCTTTGCCAGCAGTGGATCGTCTTTCTTGAGTTTGTAATAACAGTTAGGCTGGACCCAGATCAGCGAGAAAGTTCCGCGCGAGGTGAAGATGTCCGCGGTAACAGAGAACGACGAGGAGAAAACCATCGTCCGGACTAGTCGATCGTAGGTCGCATTCTCATCTGTCGCGCTCTCGGCGCCATCTTCAATCTCGTCCGCCTGGTCCGGGAACGTGGCGCGTACCTCGGACGACTCAACTTCCCACTCAAGCGCGAGAAGTGGAACGTCTTCGATGTACTCCTTGGTTGGGTCGGTGTCCACCTGGAGTGGGCAGAATACACTCCACTTGGGAAGGCCATTTGCCTTTTTCTTGAGGCCTACTTGTCCGATGACCGATGCAGTCTCGCCCGGCTGGAAGTCCTGGGGACTGAATTGCGCGCCGCAGTTCGGACAGTTCATGCTGCCGGACTGCGCGACCTCAGCCTCGGTCGAATCCGCGCCGCAATCCGTGCAGTGGAAGTGGTCTTCCGAGATGGGCGCTTGAACCTCGCCAAACACCGGCTCGTTCTTGTAGCCGACCCATGTCCCGTCGATCACAAAGCGGGTCCACTTGAAATAAACGCCGTAAAGATAGAGGTATTGTGCTTCGAGGCCGAGCATGGCCTTGGGTTTATTGTTCTCCTCGATGATGCTGACGGCTTCCTGCGCGGCCTTGGCCGTCGTCATATCGGCAAGGTTATCGGCATTCTCGGGGCGCACCACGATAGGAGGCACCTGACGCGCCACCGCGGCAGTGAAATTGCGCCGGCAGGTCTGGGTGATGTTGTTTATGTACTTCTCTAAATAGCTGTAATCGGTTTCCTGGTTGTTCTGCCGGTACCAGGCAACGGCATCGAAGTAGGTGCGCGAGACTGGATCCCATCCGAGAATCTGTTTGCCCTTGTCATACTCTGTGTTCTTGAGCCAAGTGGGCATGCGCATGATGCGATCGGTCGCCCACTGGTTGCGAATGGGCGCGATGATTTCACCGACTACGCGCTGCTGCTCCTCCAGGGTGAGCCCCGAATTGGCTTCTTGGACTTGCTTATCTCCACGAAGCGGATTTTGAGGGTTTCGCTCGGCATTAACGGCGTTATGGGCTTCGGGCTGGGGCGCGCCGACCGCGCCTGGAATTGGGACTGTCTGGTTAGTCGCCATTTACCGCCTTCGGTGGAGCTGGTGCTGCGGCCACTGCCGGCCGTGCTCTTTCTGCGAGTTCCCGGGCGATGCCCCTGGCTCCCGGTATCTGGGCGGCCAGCGCCGCCGCTTGGTTGGCCTTGCCCATGATGAACGCGATCGTGGGCTTGCCCTGTATGGGGACAATCTTACTGAGATCTGTGTTCTCGCCTATCTGAAGCGTCTCGACCGCTGGCTCTGGAGTCGGCGCGCGCAGCCCGGGAATAAGCAGCTCGTGCAGCCGCTCAATCTCAGCTTCGAGCTTTGCGCACCGCTTCCGCTCGTCCTCGAACCTCTCACGCGAAACAAACCAGAAGGCCATTAGTTGTACTCGGTCACCTTGACGCTGGTTGCTGCGGCAGTTCCAGAGCGAATCTTCATCATCGTCGTGGCGCTGGTCAGCCCTGGAGGATTTGCGCCCACAATGGGCTGGCCGAGCTGCCCGATGATTTCGCCCTGGTACATGCGGTCGGCAATGGGCGAGCCCAACCGGATTGGCATGTCGCCTTGCTGCGCGCGGAAGATGGTAGCG